CGTCGTGGCTTAATTGACAATGTTAGCTCGATCGGATATGTTGATACAACTGATGGTAATGCTTTCCGTAGCATTGGTGTTACTGCTGGTTTGCGTGACGTATTATATACACGAAGAGTTAATCCAATTACAGTGTTACCGGGCGTTGGCTTAGTAAACTATGGTCAAAAAACTCGCGCAGCATCAACTAGCGCAATGGATCGTATTAACGTTGCTCGTTTAGTAGTGTACTTACGTAAAGTATTAGATGAAGTTGCTCGTCCGTTCATATTTGAACCAAACGATACGATTACACGTAACCAAGTTAAACAAGCATTTGAATCAGTACTTAATGATGTAGTTGCTAAACGTGGTATCTATGACTACTTGGTAGTTTGTGATACAAGTAACAATACACCAGATCGTATTGACCGTAATGAATTGTATATTGATATTGCGATTGAGCCAGTTAAAGCAATTGAATTCATCTACATTCCAGTACGCTTGAAAAATACAGGTGGCATTGCAGCAGGGGTTTAATTAAGTATGTATATAATGGGAGAGGTAACTCTCCCAGTTATAGACAAAGAAATAGCTAAATATATAAAAGGAATACTAAGATGGCAACATCATCATTAAGCAAGTTTACCGTACCGCTAAGTACAAACCAAAGCGCCAGCGCACAAGGTTTGTTAATGCCTAAATTAAAGTTCCGCTTTCGCGTAACATTTGAAAACTTCGGTGTTAGTCAACCAAGTACTGAGTTAACTAAACAAGTTATGGATTTTAAACGTCCTACATTAAGTTTTGAAGAAATCACAATTCCAGTGTATAACAGTAAAGTCTATCTAGCAGGAAAACCAACTTGGGACGCTGTTACCTGTACCTTACGTGATGATGCGTCTGGTGAAGTTAGCAAACGTGTTGGTGAGCAACTACAAAAACAATTCGACTTTATGGAACAAGCTAGTGCTGCTAGTGGTATTGACTATAAATTTGTCACACGTTGGGAAGCCTTAGATGGCGGCAACGGCGCAAGTGAGCCAACAATTCTTGAATCATGGGAATTATATGGTTGCTACTTGTCGAATGCAGACTATGGTAATTCCGACTACAGTACTAACGAAGCTATGACAATAGCTTTAACAATCCGTTATGATAATGCTATCCAAACTCCGGTTGGTACAGGTGTTGGTAGTGTTGTAGCAAGAACATTAGGCAGCACAATTACTGGTTAATACCCGTAAATGAAACAACTTAAAAGCCTGGTTATTACCGGGCTTTTTTTTGGCGATAAATAATATAAATGGATAGCAAAAATGGCATCTGGATTCTTTAACCAATTATTAACACAATTAGGCACAGGCGATAATATAAAAGACTGGCAACATGCCTCTAAGACTTTTGTTGACGGCTTATACAGACTCAGTCCCAAAATTGGAACGATGTTCCATGTGTTCATTGATATTAACCCAAATATAAAACCCGGCGACAATTCTGAAATAGGCATCATGGCAAAAACAGTTACATTGCCTAAATTCACTGTACAAAATAAAGTATTAAACGCATACAATAGAAAAATGATCCATCAAGAAAGAATTAATTATGATCCAGTTAGTCTTACCTTCCACGATGATAGTTCTAACGTAGTACGTGATTTTTGGCAGGGATATTATCAATATTATTACAGAGATTGGGAACAACAAGAACAAGTATATAAACAAGAATCTAAATATAAAAAACGCACTTCGCAGAATTGGGGATTCAGCCCATTAGCTAATGGCACAGGAGCACCAAATTACATTACGGCTATTCGGATTTATAGTTTACATCAAAAATCGTTTAGTAGTTATATTTTAATTAACCCAACAATACAAAGTTTTGCGCATGGTCAACATACAGCTGGTGATTACAGCCCTATCGAGCACAGTATGACAGTAGCATACGAAGCAATACATTATGAATCGGGCCCAGTATCAAGTGGTAAAGTGCAGGGTTTTGCGCAGGTACATTACGACAAAACAGCAAGCCCACTAACAAGTTTGGGCGGCGGAACTAATAGTTTGTTCGGACAGGGCGGGGTAGTACAAGGCGCCGGCGACGTACTAACTAACTTAGCAGCGGGCAACTTTGGCGCCGCTGCGTTAGGCGCACTGCGCACAGGCAGAAATCTTAAAAATACTGATATTAAATCTGCTGCAGTCGCTGAATTAAAACAAGATGCTATGAATATATTGCGTGGACAAAATACACAGAGTACAGTATTTGTGCCGACTATATCAAGTATATCTACAGGATTATCTAAAGCAACTACCTCTATACCAGGATTAGTCGGAGTTAGAAGATCCTCAGGGAACATGAATTAAAGGAATTAACATGTCAACAACTGGAAATTTACCATCAAACATTAATACAAATAGTACAACAGACTATTTTAATAATTTTTTTAAACCTGATTATACGATTAGTCAAAATGTCGATGATACTATTGTGGGATATTTCCAGACTATAACAGGTAATAAAGAAAGCGGTACAGCATTGGCAGCCTCAGTGATATATACAGCGCAAACTCAAGGTATTGACCCGATAACAATACTTGATGAATTTCGTAAATTAAATAAAAATGAACTTAATGCATACCTAACAATGTTTCTTAATTTAAATAGAGTAGGTACTAGTCTATTAGGACTTAGCAATAGCCCGCAGTTAAACAAATGCATAACAAATTGTAAAGGATATAGAGATGGCAAAGTATGCTAGCGGAAAATATATTATAAAAAATCCAGAAAAATATATAGGAAAACGAGCACCCACTTATCGGAGTAGTTGGGAATTCACATTTATGTGTTTTGCTGATAATAACCCATCTGTTATTAACTGGGCCAGCGAAGCAATTACCATTCCTTATCGTAATCCAGTAACTGGCAAGAATACTGTGTACATTCCAGATTTCCTTGTAGTCTACTTAGATGCAAACCAACAACGTCATACAGAACTTATCGAAATTAAACCCAGCAAAGAAACAACTATGGAAGCGGCTAAAAGCTATAGAGATAAACTATCTGTAGCAATTAACCTAGCCAAATGGGCCATGGCAGATCAATGGGCTAAATCACACGGTATGCGGTTTAGAGTAGTATCAGAATTTGATATTTTTAAAAACACCAAACGTTAAACTATAAATAGTTTACTATGACACAAAAACTACAAGAATTATTTAATCTTGCTCCTACTGAAGAACCTACAGTAGATGATGCAAATACTACAATCGAAGAAAATAGAGCCCTTATTGAAGAAATGGATCTTACTATTGATAAGATTGACGCGGCACTACCGCATGTTAACGACTTAGATGTAACAGATAAGGAACTAGATGAGCTAAGTGATCTAGCCAAAGACAAGTTTCAGGACTTAATGGATTTAGGCATGAACGTAGAAGCACGTTTTAGCGGACACATACTAGCTACAGCAGGTACATTATTAGGACATGCCATTACAGCTAAACAGGCTAAAATTGATAGAAAGATACGTACAATTGATCTACAACTTAAAAAGATGCGTTTAGACCAGCAAGCGGCCAAAGATGCTGTTAAGACAGACGGTGATAAGTTACTTGATGCAGTTGATGGTGGCGGGGTAGTACTTGATAGAAACGCACTGTTAGCACAGATATTAGGCAAAAGCAAGCCAGATTAAAACAGCAATTTTGAATAAATAACTGTAAGGATATATAAAACTATGAAGAATTTTCTGCAACATTTAACTGATAGTCAAAAGACCTATGAGTTCCGTATTAAAATTGCCAATATTGATCCAGCAGACAAATTAGCAGCATTAGAAACGGCACTTGATGCTTACGGCTTACAAAGTCTTAGCAAAGCTAAACGTCTACCAATTAAATCAAATGATATAGATTTTCCAAGTATGGTAAATTGTCAAATTTATCTAATGGATGTTGTGCTTACATATCCAGTAAATGATTCACAGCTACTTGCTATTGTTAGTCAACGTGCTGGTATCGCCCAAAGTAATATTGTTGTAACATCACCAAGTCACCCAGAAGAACAACGTCGTTGGGATTTAGAAGGCAACGATGTACGTGAATTTAAAAAAGGTGAAGCAGTATTAGATAAAGAATACTCACATGATGAATGTGCTAGTGGTGAAGAAGCCAGTAAAGCATACAGCCAAGGTAGTTTTCTTAAAGAATTAAACAAAGTCAAGTTTGAAATTGCCGGTAACGAACCAGCAGACGGTAAAACAACAAATGATTTACCACAAGGAACACAAAGCCCAGTGGGCTCAGTACAAAATAAAATACCAAGCCCAGTTAAAGGAAAATAATAAAATGAGCAACAACATCTACAACATCTTAGGCAAATTAAAAGGCATTACTGACAATGCTGCATTAACGCCAGATACAGAAACTACTACAGTCTACGAAAGCGTAGATGCACGTGGTAGTATTACTGAAGCAGTTAAAAGTTTAGAAGCAAAATATCAAACTTTTAAAGAAGCTGCTGCTAAACCAGACTTTTTAGATGTTGACAAAGATGGCGACAAGAAAGAGCCAATGAAGCAAGCTGTTAAGGAAAAAAAAGCTGAACCTTTTAGTAGCGACGACTACGATGAATACGGTGTACGTCACTCCTCATCTTTTAATCAACCACCTAAGAAAGCAGTTAAAGATAAAAACAATGCCAAAGGTGCGTTTAACGATATGTTCGGTGGCGACGCAAATGACCTAACAAGCAAATTAAAAATTAAAGAAGGACAAGGCCCTTACGAGTTGTATAATCCTAAACATCCTAAGTTCAAAGCTAACTACGAAAAATACAAAGCTAAACACCCAGACTGTACAATAGCAGAATATGTTGCAGCAATGAAAAAGAAAGAAGCAACGATGAACGAAGCGGCCTACGATGAGCCAGAAGCACCTAATGCCGATGCAATCGCTAAACGTAAACGTCTACAGGCTATCAAAGATCGTCAAGAAGACGAACGTGCAATGGGCGGTAAAGACGACACTAACACACCAATCCGTAAAGTTGCCGGCAAAGCCTACGGTGGTGCCGCGCAGAAAGACGACGTTAGCGATTTAGATGAAAGTGTACAATTTGGTGATACAGTTAAAAATAGCAAAGCTGAAATGAAAAAAGCTAAACTTGCTAAAATTAAAGAAGGTCGTGTAATGGAAGAAACTGATTACTTCTATGAACAAGTTGCCAAAGCATTGTGCGAAAAAAATCCTAATTTAAACACAGCAGACAGCGAATTTGAAATGGCTGTGCGTAAAGAAATGGTAGCACAAGGTATTCAACCTAATCGTGCTAGAAACATTCTTTTAATGGATGAAGATTTCTTAGGTGACGTAGCAACATCATATGGACACTACTGTAAAGAATTAGCAGAATGCGGTGCTCCAATGAATAGTCACTTGGGTGGTATATCAGAATTAGATGAAATTGCAGCATTAGCTGGATTGCCTGCTCCAATGCAAGAAGCAGATATACAACAAGAAATTGGATTAGAAAGATCTAGTTTGGAAGAATTAGATGAAAGTTCAATTAATGAAGCTGCAAGCCGTAAAGACTTCCGTATGGTAGCAGATTTAATTAAAAATATTCCAGATGAGGCTAAACGTAAAGAGTTAGCACAACATCACGCTGATATATTTAAACAGCAAAACCCACGCTTCAGCCATGATAAATTCTATGCTGCCGCAGGTGTTGTTGAAGGTAATGCATTTACTGGTAAACTAGCAGATACACCAGCTGGCGAAACATTTAGCCTAGGTGATAAAACATTCACTGATACTAGTGCTATTGAAGAAGCTGATATGGCAGAAGGCAACGAATTCTCAGGCGCATTAGCGGCTGCTAAAGCAAGTGGTGCTAAAGAGTTCGAAGTTGCTGGTAAACGTTACACAGTTAAAGAAGATATTAATGTCAACATTACTGCTAACGGTCAAGAAGATGCACTTAATCTATTCCGCAAACTAGCTGGTATGGAGCAAGTTACAGCACAACCAGCAATCCAAGCAATTGAATTACCACAAGACGCAGAGTCAGCTATTGCGCAAGGTATAGTTGAACCAGTTGAAGTAGAAGTAGTTGATGCTGTTGACGAAGAACGTGATCCAGAATATGTAAACAGCCCACGTGAACAAACTGCTGGTATTGATGCAGCTATTCCAAGCGGCAATGACTTACATGCTACTAAACGTGCTTACAAAATTGCACAGCCAGGTGATAATCCAATGGCAGTTGCTGAAGCTAAAGATACTAGCTGGAGCAAATATACTAGCTTGTTAAAAGGTCTAACAAAATGAGTTCAGACTTATTAAAAAAATATGCGATGATTGTTGAAAACGGTAGTTCATTAGAACAGCCAGTCCAAGAAGCACTTTGGGATGATGAAGGCACTAGCCACGCGGCTGATCTAATAGATCAACTCGAGGAAGCATTATCGGAAGCGGTTAGAATTGCGAATCAACTTGAATCTACTAAAGAAGTAGGTAATGTTGTTGGTGCATACACTCGCCCGTGGCTTGAAGCATTTTTGCGTAGTAATAGTCAAACAGGTTCTGTAACTGATCTACGTGGTAGACTAGAAGAAGACGACGAATATTAAAATGAAAACATTGCGCGAATATATTGAGCAACTTACTGAATCCACAATGGATCCAGAAACACAAAATATGCTGAATATAGCAAAGGCTAAGTATCCCGATGCAAATAATGATGATTTTGGCGCATTAGCAACATTAGTACGTAAAGCAAACAAACACAGTATGTCTGATATTAAAACGCTTGGTGCAGAAAATGATGCAGAAGAAGCAGACATTGATCAATTAGAAATTGAAAATGATAGTGAAGAATTAGCAATTGATGCAAATAGTGATAAACTTGACGCACTTACAGATGAGCTTGATCAACTACGCAAACAAATAGCCACACTAACAGGCAAATACTAATGAAAATTAATGAAATAGTTACTGAAGGTGATGTTAGAACGGGTTCTAAAAATGCTCTTCCTAATCTTCAGTCTTTCCCTCATTTAGATAACAACGCTAATCCATATCTAGCATATCGCTTTGGTATTGAGCTAGCAGGCGCACCTGATGTAGATGCTGATCAACGTGCCGGCACTTCCTGAACCTATATTGACAGTCGTAACTTTTAATTTATCAGCATCTGGGTGTTTTTCACATGTCAGTACTTCTCCTACAACTACACCTTCTAATCCACCTTTAACAGCTTCAATTTTTTCAACGCTTTCCACCTCAAGTCCTGTATCCGTTAAGAT